AATCATCCATACTTTGACCCAGAAGCAATTGCTGAGTGTTTAGAGATGGGAGCTAATTACACCACTGAATACTATGAAGATATTATTCAATCTTATGACACACAAAGTGGTAGTTATGATGTTGATAGATATGAAGTATACGAGTATTGGGGAACATTAGATAACTCATTAGCATCTGAAATAGGTTTAGAAACAGGTGATAGTTCAGCGTTAGATGAAGTACAGATAAATGCATGGATATGTAATGGTAAAGTTTTACGTGCAGTATTAAATCCATTTACTCCAGAAAGAATACCATTTCAAACTGTACCGTATGAAATAAATCCATATCAATTATTTGGTGTGGGTGTTCCAGAAAACATGGAAGATGCACAGTTGCTTATGAACGGGCATGTTCGTATGGCAATAGATAACTTAGCGTTAGCAGGTAATTTAGTATTTGATGTTGATGAAGCATCACTAGTGCCCGGACAAAACATGGATATATTTCCGGGTAAAATATTTAGACGACAATCTGGTGTTACAGGAACAGCTATCAATGGATTAAAGTTTCCTAATACAGCAGGAGAAAATTTACAAATGTATATGCAAGCAAGACAGCTTGCTGATGAAGAAACAGGAATACCGTCTGTTATGCATGGTCAAACAGGTGTAACAGGAACGGGTAGAACAGCATCTGGATTATCAATGTTATTGAGCGGTGCAAGTCTATCAATAAAAACAGTAATGAAAAATATTGATGACTTTTTATTAAAGCCACTTGGTGAAGCAATGTTTCAATGGAACATGCAGTTTGATGAAGACAATCCAGACGTTGTTGGTGATTTGGAAATTAAACCACATGGTGTTGCAAGTGTAATGCAAAAAGAAGTTAGGTCACAAAGACTAACTGCATTATTACAAACAGTAGCTAATCCTATGTTAGCACCATTTATTAAAATACCAAATCTAATTAGGGAGTTAGCAATTGCACAAGATATCGACCCAGATAGTCTGGTTAATGATATTAATGATGCACAGATATTTGCAGAAATGCTGAAAGGTTTAAATGTTGGACAACAAACTGGCGAGCAAACTCAAGGCCCTAATCAACAACAAGACGGCATGGGAGGCACTGGAGGAGTACCTGCAGGCGGAAATCCAGAAGACCCATCGGGCGTTGGTGGTGGCACAATCGGAACAGGAAATGTTCCGCAGTCAGGGGAAAGCAATTTTACTGGAAACCCTCCTCAAGCTGAAGAGTAACGTACAAGATTTTGAAAAGAATAACAGGGAGAAATAATGGCTGAAGAATTTTTAGCAACAGGTATATCACAAGATGATGCCGCACTGTTTCGTTTGATAAATGAAAACATGAAAAAAATAACTCCAGATGAGTTTAATAATTTATCACCGGAACTAAAAGAAAGAATTAGAAAAGCAAACGCAAATAAGTTAGCAGAAATGCAAACACAGTTTGATATTGGTTCTTTAAACGTTGTTAAAAAAGGAACAGACATAGCAAATCAAGATGTTCCTATTGAAAATCAAATGAGAAGTCTAGAAATAGATGTTGCATTACCGGCAACTAGTTCTGGTTTTACTGTTGGAACAATTCCAGATGTTAGTAGTGCCGAAGGATATACTCCATTGTATACTACATCTAAATTAAAATATGTTGAAGGTGTAAGTGGTCAAATAAGCTCATCTAAAAATAGTAGTTACTACACAGCTAATCAAGGTAAAGTTGAAATAAACCCAAAAAACAAAAATCTTTTTGATAAAGCACGAGCTAAATTAGAAGCCATGGGTTTAAAAAAGAAATCATTTGACCCTGTTACTGGTGCATCTTTAGGCTTACAAGATACTGATGAAATGCGTGCAATTGTAAAACCAATGTTAGCAGGTATATTTGGTGGAGCGGCGTTACCTGCAATAGGAATACAGTGGTTTGCACATGGTAGAGCTCAACAAAAAGCGGCTACTGAAATGATAAAAGATATTGAAGACGGTTCATACCGTGATGACAAAATGTATTTAAATTATACTGGTAAACAATTGTTTACTAAAATGGCAACAACTTTTGCTGACCCATACAGACAGATGAACACTATCTATGGTAAAGCAGGAGTAGACGGAAATGCGGTAGATAAGTTTTTTAACTTTGCTGTTGAAAGAGATTATTTTAGTAAAGAAACTTTACGTGATTTAAAAAAGTATAGACCTGCAATTCTTGATGATGTTTTAAAAACATATGATGCACAAGGTAAAGTAAGACCAGACATAACTTTTTATTCTAGTGAATTTAGAGACACTTTACCAGAAGGTTCTAAAATATTTAGTAAAATAAAATCTGGCGGTCAAACTATACAAGAAACATTTACAACTCCAGATGGCCAAAAGGTATCTACTGGAGTTCAAAGTGATGGGATAAAATTTGCACCACCAGATAAATTAGACCAAGCATTAATAAACATAGGTATAGAACCTAGTCCTCCAAGTGGTAATCAAGGCGGTGGCGGTAATCAAGGTGGAGGCGGAACTATAGTCGTAGGCAATCAAACAGTTCAAACTCCCGGCTCTAGTTACGAATATGATAGCAGTGGTAGAAAAGGATTTACTTACGGATTACAAGAAGGTGGCCCTGTAGATATGCCAACAGCTAATCAATCTAATGTGAGGGATGCTGATAATTTAGAATTAGTAAATGAACCACAAAAAGATAAAAGTGGTGTTGCTGATGATGTGCCTAGAAGTTTAGACGAAGGTGATTTTGTTATTAATGCACCTGCAGTAAAAATAGCAGGTAAAAGCGACATAGAAAAGATGATTAATAAAGCCGTAGCAGAGTTACAGAAAAAAGGTATTAAACTTGATTTTGGTACGACAGCAGAAGAAATAGACAAAGCCATAAATACTTTAGTTAGTAATGGCGAAGTTATAATACCAAAAATATTAGCAGAACAAATAGGGTATGATAGATTAAAGAAAATAAATAATAGAGGAAAAGAAGAGGTAAAAGAAATAGATGAAGCAAGAAAAGAACAAATACCAGAAAAGGCTTTTGTTAGCGACCCTCGTATGCGTCAGTCTGGGGGAGCAGTAGGGAGTGTTTTAGATTCAGACGTTGCTACAGGTAAGTTAGCGGCGGCAGGTGCTCCCGGTGAAATCTTATCAACACCACGAGGTGCTTTTGTAAACATTGCAAAACCAATGCCAACTGCACAAGTGTTACAACAAACGCCAATTGGAGAGGAAATACTTAGACCACAAGTGATGAATCAAGGTGGAACTTTTACTACAACTTTTTTTAATCCCGGTAACATAGAAATAGGAACTGATGCTCCGGGTAAAGTAGAAGGACAATCATACGCTGATGGAAGATTTGCAGTATTTCAAAATGAAATATTTGGATTAGCGGCAATACCACATACATTAAATAAATATGGAACCAACAGCATTGCAGAAGCTGTTAAGCAGTATAAACCAATAGGTGAAAATACTGCAGAAGAAGTTAATAGCACTATTAAATACTTAACGGATAAACTAGGTAGAGATACATTTGATTTAACTAACCCAGATGATGTAAAAGTAATAATAGAAGGTATAACAAGATTTGATTCTGGTGCAGATAGTTTATCTTTCTACACATCAGATAAGATTGAAGAAGCAACTAACTTTTTCTTAAATCCAAAAAAATAATAGAGTTTCTAACTACTCGCCGGTAGTTAGCTGTTAGGCAACTCACAATAACGTGACCCCTAAATTAACGACAAAGTGGCTACTCGTATTTACGACCCCACAAGGAGGAAAAATGGCAAATAAGACAGAAGATAATACTGAAGTCAACAATAACGAAAATCAAGTTCCGGAACCCACTCCTTACAAAGGACAGTATCGGAAAGATGTTTATAGCGAAGAACCAGAACAAAAAACTGAAGAGCAGGACACTTCAACAGAAGCTACTCCAGAGCAATCCGGATTTATGTCTGGCGGTGATAAAAAACCACAGCATGATTTTAAAAAACGTTATGATGATTTAAAACATCATTATGATAGAACTCTTGCTGAAAACAAACAGAAAGTTGAAGAGTTAGAGGCCAAATTGAAGGTTGCTCAACAACCAAAGTTTACACCTACTAAAACAGATGATGAACTTAAAACTTTTAAAGATAAGTACCCAGATGTTTATGGTGTGGTTGAGACAGTTGCACATAAGCAAGCAAATGCACAAGTAGAAGGTTTACAATCCGAAATTAGTAAATTACGTGAGCGTGAAACTGAACTTGTTACACAGTCTGCTTATAAAGAACTGACAAATGCACATCCCGATTTTACTGAGTTAAAAGATGCACCAGAATTTTTAGATTGGTTGCAAACACAACCACCATCTATAGCTGACGGTGTAACTAAAAATAACACAGATTCAAAATGGGCAATCAGAGTTATAGACCTTTATAAAGCTGATGCAGGTATATCAAAGTCAAAAACCAAGTCTAAGTCTGCCGCCGATGCAGTTACAAGAACATCTTCAAAAAATGTTAATGTAGAAAACAAAGACGGTAAGAAGGTTTGGAAGTCTTCTGAAATTCTCAAATTAAAACCTTGGGAATATGCAAAAGTCGAACAAGAAATAGACACCGCACTGCGTGAAGGTCGTGTAGTGCGAGACACAAAATAACCCTTAACTTTGGGAGGCTAAAATGGCATTTTCAAATGCGGCTGGTTACTCAAATTTATCGCAAGGTAATTTCGTACCAGAAATATATAGTCAAAAAGTTTTAAAATTTTTCCGTAGGTCATCAGTTGTAGAAGATATAACTAACACAGACTACTACGGCGAAATCGAAAACTTTGGCGACACAGTAAGAGTCATTAACGAGCCAACTATTACCGTATCTTCTTATAACAGAGGTGCTGTAATTAATACCCAAAACTTAGATGACAATCAGTTTACACTAACTGTAGATACAGCAAATGCTTTTGCATTTAAAATTGATGACATTGAAGAAAGACATTCACACTTAAACTTTGAAGCGTTAGCTACCTCTTCTGGTGCTTACTCTTTAAAAAGAAAGTATGACAGAGATGTCTTAGAAGCAATTCAAGGTGCATCAGGTATCAGCACAGGTACTGCTGTAACTCCGTCTGGTTCATCTGCAGGTGACACTGTAGTGAACGCAATTTCAGAAGCGGCTAGAATTCTAGACGACAATGAAGTTCCAGAAGAAGGCAGATGGATGGTTGCACCACCTAAGTTATACGAAGTATTAAAGACAGCAGGTTCTAAGTTTTTAGAAGTACAGGTAACTGGTATGGCAGAATCACCATTATTAAATGGTAAAGTTCTACCGGGCCCGGTACATGGCTTTAATTTATACAAATCAACTGCACTAAATCTAAGTGGCACAGATATTATTACAGCAACTGGAACATCAAACCAGTTTAAAGTATTATTTGGTCATATCTCTTCAGTAGCTACTGCTTCGCACATTGCGAAAACAGAAGTTGTAAGAGATACAGATTCTTTTGCAGACATCATTAGAGGATTACACGTTTATGGACAAAAAGTATTGCGTACAGAAGCGGTAGTAAGAACTTTAATGACAATGGCGTAAGGAGGATAACACCATGGCAACATATAATGTAACTGGGCCGGGTGGAACAACTGGTCATCCATCAGTAGTTCGTAGACCTTACCTAGTAGAAAATACGATTGACATCTCTGCTATCAATGGTGATAGTGGAGCGGCACAAAACGATGTATTACAGGTATTAGATATCCCTGCAGAAACTTTAATTATGGAAGCAGGTATCGAAGTATTAACAGCGTTATCAAGTAGTGTTACTTTAGATTTAGGTATCACTGGTGGAGACGTTGACAGATATGTCGATGGAGATACTAACGCTACAGGTTTCTCTGCACCAACAGCTACAGCTAGAACAGTAGTTGCAAGTGCGGATACTCTTGATGTATTAGTTCTTAGTGCGGACTCAACTGCAGGAAAAATCCGTGTATTTGCAGTCCTATGTGACGTGTCTGGCGTTGAAGAAAGTGACTTAAACACTGACTCACAACACGACACTGGCTCGTAAGATTAATATAATAATGGGGGCCTTAGTGCCCCCTTTTAAAATATAATATGATTAAAGTAGCAATGGCCATAATAATAACATCAATGCCGAATTGGCCATCGGTAAAATATCAAGGATATTTATATCCAGACATGGAAACATGTTTAACATCTACAGAGATGTATGTAGAAGAATTTAAAGCATATGCAGATAGTCAAGGAGATTATGATGCTCATTTTAACTCTATATGCTTTGAAGTCGATGCTTATCCCATAGAGGGATTTAATCAAATACAATTAGGAATATAAATGGCAATTTACGATTTAAGAAAAAAAACACAAGCTAGTACAGGACAAAGAACTATAAAAGATGAATCATCCTGTAACTGTTCAGAAAAGATTGTTGAATTACAAAGAGAGCTACAACAATTAAAAAATATGATACAAAATAAAAAACCAATGATTGTAGATGCACTGGTTGTAGAAGATGAGAAAAGAACATAAAAATCCTAAAGGTGGTTTAACAGCCGCAGGAAGAGCTTACTTTAAAAGAAAGGAAGGTCTTAACTTGAAGGCTCCGGTCAAACGGGGAGATAATCCGAGAAGAGCGAGCTTTTTAGCCAGAATGGGAGCTAGCAAAGGGCCAGACTACAAAATAGTAAAAGGTAAAAAAGTTCCAACTCGAAAGCTGTTGTCGTTGAGACAATGGGGAGCATCCTCATCCGAAGACGCTCGTAAAAAAGCAAAAGCTATAAGTAAACGTAACAAAGCAAAGAAGGGCAAAAAATGAAAAAAGGTTTATATGCTAATATTCACGCTAAAAGAAAACGTGGTGAAAAAATGAGAAAGAAAGGTGCTAAAGGTGCACCTACTGCGGCACAGTTTAAAAGAGCTAAACAAACAGCAAGAAAAAGATAATGCCACTTAAAAAAGGTAAGTCA